CGTTAACTCACGAGTTAAGAAAGATGGATATACCTGTAACTAATTTTTCACCTAATCGTGGTAACGATAAATTTACTCGTGTGAATGCTGTTGCACCTTTATTTGAATCTGGTATGATATGGGCTCCTGACGAAGAGTTTGCTCACGAGGTGATTGAAGAGTGTGCTTCTTTTCCGTATGGAGATCACGATGATTTAGTTGACTCAACTACACAAGCGATCTTGAGATTCAGACAAGGTGGACTGATAGATCACCCAGAGGATTATGTAGAGGAGATCAAAGAACAGAAGAAAAGGACGTATTACTAATGGCTGAAGGTATATTAACATTGAACCCAATGATGCCCGTTAAACAACTTGATCAACAAACTTTGATAGATCCAGCTTTAGGTGCAGGCATAGGTTTAGCTTTAGTTAATATGTTAAAAGATAAAAATAAAGAAAATTTACCAGAAGAAATTAAGGAGGAAAAAACTCCGCAACAAGAACCACCAGAAGGGGGACCTGATTTATTACCAGAACTATCTAAACAAACAGTTGAAGAAGTAATTAGAAAAGAAATTAAAGAAAAACAACCTATTAATAAAATTCAAACTTGGGATAAATATTTAACTAAAGAAGAAGTTGAAAAAGCCTCAAAAGAAAATAACATACCTATAAAAGATTTTGAAATACCTGCTTTAAAAAAGCAAATAACTTTTAAAAAAACTGGAGATGGTTTTGATATTTATTTTGATAAAAAATACGTAGGAGAACTTGTAGACATAACTATGTTTAAACAAGAGGAGGGGTCACAAAGAGGAAGGGAAAAAACATTTAATATGTTTATGGTAGATGAGACTGGATTTAATCAAAGAGATGCTATAACTACCATTGATGGTTTAAAATATGCAAAAGAAGATGCTAAAGATATTATTGCAAAAGATCTTTTAAGAGATACAACAGAGCCGCTATATCCTAGCTTAAAAGACATATTTCAAAATTTAGAGTATAATAAAAAAGGCCAACCTAAAGAAGCAGCGGAGAGAGTAGAAAAATTCCAAAAGGAAATAGCTGAACGTGAAAGAAACAAAAAATCTATGGGTGGCATGATTGATAATCCTCTACCAGGAGGCAGTAGGTTTATATAATGGTTAAAATTCCGTTAATGATTGCAAAGCCAGCACTAAAAAAATTTAGAAAATTTGTAGAAGATAGAAACAAAACTAGTAGAAAGCTTAATAAAAAAGGTGGTAGTTTTAAAAACTTAAATACAGCGCAACAAAGGTTAGATTCTGCTAAAGAGTACACGTCAGGTGTGATGAATTTATTGAAAAAAAGGGCAGGTGAAAAAGCTCCTAAAGGAGCTTTAAAAATGTTAAGAAAAGGTTTTGATGAAGTCATTAAAAAAAGAAAAGAGTTTAGAGACGCAGTTAGAGAATCAACCGTTAAAAAATTACAAGGCAGAAAACCAAACTTTAAAGGCGGTTTAATTAGAAAACCTAAATTAGCAAAACGAGGATTTTAGTGGTAAAAAAGCTCACTACCACAATCCCACCTTTGCGTG